ATCTTGTATCATGGTATACAATGAAAGAGTGGATGGATACAAGAGAGAAGGTATTAGCTACTAAAAGAGATACAAAATTTGATGATAGAACGCAGTATCTTAGAATGTACCCACAGCCTAAAAATCATAAATTTTATGGAGTAATATCATGTTATGTTGAACGTGCTTTACGTGATGTTATAAAAGAGCAATGGGTTTATGAATACGCGCTAGCATTATCTATGATTACAATAGGTAGAGTCCGTGGTAAGTTCGGCAGTGTAAGCCTTTTGGGTGGAGGAGCTCTCAATTCCGACTTACTTCAAGAAGGTACAACTAGGAAAGCAGAGCTTGAACAGAAGCTTCTAGAAGGAGCTTCACCAGGTATGGGTGATAATGATCCAACTATGTTTATTGTAGGGTAATGGCAGCAAAAAAATGGCGACAGGGTCAGTTTGTACCTAAGAATAAAGGCAAGTTTATAGGTTCTAAAGCTACTTATCGTTCTGGATTAGAGTTAAAGTTCTTTAGATTCTGCGATAACAATAAAAATGTTATAAAATGGGGCAGTGAAAATGTAATTGTTCCATATTATAGCCCACTAGACGGTAGAATGCATAGATACTACGTAGATAACTATGTAGTTATTAAGGAAGGTAACGTTATTAAGAAATATTTGGTGGAAATTAAACCGTCTAAACAAACCAAACCACCTCAAACCAAGTATAGAAAGAAGCAACATCTTATATATGAGCAAAAAGCTTATGTTATAAACCAGGCAAAGTGGGAAGCTGCACGAAAATATAGTAAAAAACGTGGTCTTTCCTTTATAATAGTAACTGAAAAAGAGCTTTTGTAGCGCGACCGACTAAATAAATATATGGCTCTTAAACTTAACCTGGTTGTAGAAAATCCTGATGTAATCGATAACTTTGAAATTATCGAAGAGGAGACAAATAAGAACTCTCCTTCAAACCTCTTTATAAAAGGACCATATATGATGGCCGAAGGAGTTAATCGTAACAATAGACTTTACCCGAGACAAGAATTAGAGCGAGAGGTAGCGCGTTATAACGAGGAAATGGTTATACCAGGTCGTGCTATGGGTGAACTAAACCACCCTTCTTCTGCAGACGTTGACTTAGAGCGCGCTTGTCACATGGTAACAGAGTTAACTCAGGATGGTAATATTTTTTATGGTAAGTCAAAAGTGCTTTCTACACCCTGCGGACAGGTTGTAAGATCATTAATTAATGATGGTGTTAAGTTAGGTATGTCTTCTAGAGCGTTAGGTTCATTAGAAGAAGGTACTAATCATAATACAGTTCGTAACTTAAAGCTTGTAGCTGTTGATTGTGTAGCAGATCCATCATATTCTAGTGCTTTTGTTAATGGCATTTTAGAGTCTAAGCAATATGTATTAGCACAAGATGGTAGCTACGAAGAAATTTACGATAAGTTCGAGGAATCAATTAAAACTCTACCACGGAAAGATGTTGACGCTTATTTACGTAAGCGTTTTATGAATTTTATTAAGAATCTCTAAAATTACCTATAAATAATATTATGTCACAAGAAAGAAAGAGTGTCAAAACTACTAAAAGCAAGATAGCTAATTTTATATCAGCTATTTCTGATAAAAATTACGCTTCGGCCCATAAATATTTACAAGGCGCTGTTGAGGATAAAATTGAAACACGAATCAATAACGCTACCGAAAAACCACTTTTCTAATATGAGCGAAAAAACATTACTACCAGAAAGCGTCACCGAAGTTCTTACAGAAGAGTCTATTGATACTATCGAGTCTGCCCTCAAAGATAAAGTCACGTTATCCGTAGAAGCAGCTTTAGCTCAACAAGACGAATTATATGCTGAAAAGCTACAAGAATTAGTAGGTGCAATTGATAAGGATCACACTTCGAAGCTTGAGAGAGTGGTTGAAGCAGTTGATCGTAACAATGCAGAAAAATTAATTACTGTTATTAACAAATACGAAAAAGAGATTAACTCTAGTGCTTCTACTTTCAAAGAAAGCTTAGTTGAGTCTATTTCTGATTACTTAGAAGAGTTTATTGAGGAGTCAATTCCTACAGATGCTATTTTAGAAGCTACTAAGAATAAGACCGCAATGCACGTTTTATCTAACCTTCGTCAAGTTCTTGCCGTTGACTCTTCACTTATGAGTGAGTCAGTTAAGGATGCTGTTATGGATGGTAAAACACAGATTGATTCATTAAGTGAGAAGCTTAATACTGTTGAAAAGGAGAACAAGCTCCTTAAAGAAGCTTATAATAAGACAAAAGCTGACTTACTCATTGAATCAAAGACCGCTAAACTTTCAGATAAGAAAGCGGAATACTTACGTAAGGTACTTAGTGATAAGGCACCTAAATTTATTGAGGAAAACTTCGAATACACTGCTAAACTCTTTGATAAGAAAGAGAAGGAGAGAATCGATGTTATTAAAGAGGAAGCCTTTACAAAGCGCACAGTTAAAGCTGATGCACCTAAGCTTGTAGAGGAAAAGATTGATACGTCAACTTCAAATCCGTATTTAGCTGAGCTAAATCGTATGAAGTAGAATTTCACCCTGAACAATGAGGCATTCGGTGCCTGAACAACCTGGAGCTAGTCTCCATGAAGGTCGAATAAAATAGAAAGAAATAATAAAATTATGAATAAACCACAATCATTTATAGATAGAAACAGAGCTGACGCACTTCTTGAGAAGTGGGCACCAGTTCTTGAATATTCTTCTGATAGCGTTAAGGCTATTGAGGATGACACAACTCGCTTAAATACTGCTATTCTTCTTGAGAACCAAGAAAAATGGTGTATCGAAGAGAGTAATTCAACAGGTGGTGGATCACTCGGTGGAGCTGCACAGGGAGGAACAATCTTCAACCCTACTAGCCAGTCTTCTTCTAGTGATACTTACGCACCTCAAGATGCACGTCTTCCAAAGGTCTTAATCCCGATGATTCGTCGTACGTTCCCTGAGCTTATTACTAATGAAATTGTAGGCGTTCAGCCAATGTCTGGTCCTGTTGGACTTGCATTTGCTTTACGTTATGCTTACCAATCCGATAACCTCGGAACCGGTATCGATGGCGGTGCAAATAACACTGAACAAGGTAACGGTCTTGGTGACACATACCAAGGGTCCGACGGGCTCAATGCTGATGAACTTGGATATCAATTACTTGATACCCGCTTTACTGGTACATCATCTGGACAACTCTCTGGTAACGCTGATTGGTCCTTTGCAACAGAAGATAGGGGTACAGCCCAGATCCTCTCCGCATTTGAGATCACCGGTAACATTCCACAGGTCGAAGTCAAATTCGAGAAGACAGCTGTTGAAGCTGGAACTCGTAGACTTGGAGCTCGTTGGTCTGTTGAGCTTGAGCAAGACCTCAAGAACATGAACGGAATTGATATCGATTCTGAGATCACAAACGCTATGTCGTATGAGATCCAGGCAGAGATTGACCGTGAAATGCTCATGAGAATGATCCAGTCTGCCCTTAATGGGTCCAGCGGACAAGGATACTCCTTCTGGAGTCCTGCTTCTGCTGATGGACGCTGGCTCGTAGAGCGTAACCGCGACTTCTATCAGAAACTTATTATCGAAGCTAACCGTATTGCCGTTCGTAACAGACGTGGTGCTGCCAACTTTGTAGTTGCAACACCAAAAGTTTGCGCTATCCTTGAGATGCTCCCTGAATTCCAGTGGGTACCTGTACAGGGTGACGTTAACACACAGCCTGTTGGAATCGCTAAGATCGGTTCGCTTGGCGGAAGATTTAGCATTTACCGTGATACCCGTACTGAAGTACAGCAAGGTGGCTTTGGCCAGAACTATGCTAGCAACAGAACGATTGAATATGCGCTCCTTGGATACAAGGGACCAGAATTCTACGATACTGGTATCATCTATTGCCCATACATTCCAGTAATGGTTCAGAGAACTATTGGTCCGAACGACTTCGCTCCGCGCGTTGGCCTTCTGACTCGTTATGGCGTCGTTGATAACATCTTCGGTGCTGACCTCTATTACCACGTTGTAATTGTTAAGGGTCTTGGTGAAGCATTTACACCTGCATCGCAGTCTGTATACTTCTAAGATTAAGTTCAAAGAGAATAAAACTGAACAGTGGGGCGAAAGCCTCACTGTTCTTTTTTGTCTTATAGACTAAATAATAGTATGAAGTTCTTAAGACTTATTGAAGCATTTAAAGAAACCGTAACATCCGCAGAGAAGTTATTTCTTAAGTTTGTTGATAAAAGAAAGCATGGAGCTGCTAAAATAGCAGAGACGAGTAAACGTAAAGGTGGTTACGCATTACCAACCTTCTATCACTTTAATGCTAAAGCTAGACCGTACGCTGAGTGCAGTAACCACTATGATGATATAAAGTTCATAGAAAAAAAAGG